TGGTTGACCGTGAAAGCGGCCAGAGCAAGTGGTTCCACGTTGCCAACTCTACCGCCGCTGACATTCACCCTATCGTTCTCGACAATATCAGCCGTGAAGCGCGCCTAATGACCGACGAGGCCAAAATGTACCGCAAGATCGGTCGCCGCTTTGCAGAGCATGGCACGACCATTCACGCGACAGGCAACTACGTCGATCTGAAAGACCGCACTATCCACACCAACACGGTGGAAGGCGCGTTCTCGATCTTCAAGCGCGGTATGCGCGGCGTTTATCAGCATTGTTCGGAGCATCACTTGCACCGCTATCTGGCCGAGTTCGAGTTTCGCTATAATACGCGCACCGCCAACGGCTTTGATGATCGTGCGCGGGCTGTGAACGCGGTGAAGGGTATCGTCGGCAAGCGCCTCACTTACGCTAGGCCTGACGGGACAAAAGCAAGCCATTAAGTCCAAAGGGAAGCGCAAAGGCTGTCGCTGGTATACACAGGGCAACCGCCATTCTTGGAAGGTTCGCAAACACATCAAAAACAGGCGCAACAGGACGGCTCGAATCCCCCGATTCCAGCGCCTGCAACTTGACGATTATCAATTTTTGTGCGAGTTGGCTTAAGTCTAGGCAGGGACCAACCTACCTAGACTCAAATACCGTGAGGAACCTACCTCATGGACCACCCCCCGACCACGGGTGCACGGGCCTCACTGGGGTTCGTCCGCTGGTTAGGCGGACTGGTATGAAGGCCACGAACGTGATCTCGACAATCACAGCGTTCGTGGCTTTCGCGATTCTGGAATAGTTGAAAATGGATCATATCAGCGATCCTGACCCATTCTTTTTAATTGGAACCCATCCGTGGCCATCGTGCGCGATCTTACCATCAGCCTTTAGTGGAGAGACGCGAGAGCGCACTGAATTGATCGTGGTGTTGATTTCCAACTCTTCCTTCAAGTAGTCCAAAATGGACACAGGCGTCTTGCGCCCCGCCTCTATTGCCAGAATGATTGCGTCATTCACCGGCATCGAGTGACGGATTTGGAAACGGTTCGCAGTATTAGACCCCTCCACGCTCGGAGAGGCGGCAGGCCCCATTGCCTTCAGCGCAGCCTCAATGTCCTTGATCTCCGCCTCAACAGCAGAGATGCTAGCCTTTAGTTCATCGTGGCGCTTACTTAGAATTTCTCGAACGTGCATATCTTTGACTCCGTGTGATATGCACATAGGGCGAGTCGCACAGGAGTGCAATACCCCCTACAAGGGCTTGGGGGAAAACCGAAGAACAAACCGGAACAAAGCTACAGGATGGCAAATTTTGGTGTGCCCCCCTTTGGACCGAAATTGCAGCTTCTTGTCGGCTGAATGCATTTGGGGCTATAGGAGACTAATGAAGAAGCAAACAAACCCCCAACTCGACAAGTTCAAGGAAGCTGCGCGCGAACTCGAATGCGATGACGACGAAAAGCGCTTTGCTGATAAGCTGGGCAAACTGGTGAAGACTTCTGAAAAGCCGGAGAAGCCAGATGCCTAAGTGGTTCTGGCCAGAGTCAAAGCCAGAACCTAATGCAGCTGCGCGTGCTGGTCGTTTCCTTCATTGGTTAGGATACGGATTGGCAGCACCGCTCACGGTCTATGCATTTATCAATCTTCTTTTGTTTGCAGAGCGAAATTATAACAGGTTTTCGGATGCTGCGCTCGGCGCGATCTTCCTTGCCCTCGTAGCAGCAATCATAGGCCGTGGCAGTCGGTACATTTTGGCCGGTGAATAGGTAGCCAATCCGGTTAGGCTAACCCACGCATTTCTGCCGCTTTTCTCCACGGGTTTGTAAAAGACACAATCGCCTAGATAAATGGAACATCGCGATAGACCGATTCGAAACGGGCGGCCCTGCAATAGCAGCGTCGCCCGTTTGCGTTTGGGTCTGCGTAAGAGGACGGGATCCACAATCATGAACGCACATTATATGCCGCGCCTTTCTTGGGAGGCGGCATTTCTTGACGCCTTGGCCAAATCAAAAATTATCAAGCGGTCCGCCCACATTGCCGGAATCACAACCGGTGCGGTTTATGGTTTGCGTGATCGTAACAAGGGATTTGCGCTGGAATGCGCACGATTGATGCAAGTCGATGACAGCGCAAAACGCGCACCCGCACCGACACATTGGAAGCGCGTTTTCCTCGAAACACTTGCAGAAACCTCGAATGTGACCGCTTCGGCCAAGCGGGCGGATGTCACGGTGAACGAGGTTTACAAAACCCGCCGCGACAGCAGCGAATTCGTCGCCCAATGGCAGGCCGCCCTGTTCGAAGGATATATGAACCTCGAGATGGAAGTGCTCGGCTATCTGCGCGATCCCAAGCCCGAACAGAAAATTGATGTTGCCAATGCTCTGCGCCTGCTTTCCGCGCATAAGGACAGTGCGGCAAGGGAAACAGCGGTGCGCGCCCATGTCAGCGCAGCCGAAATCCGCGCGTCGATCACACACAAGGTTGATGCGCTGCGCCAACAAGTTGCCGCCCAAAAGGCGCGTGAAGCGAAATGAGTGCCAAAGAAATAGGCTCCAACGCGATGAACGAAAGCGAGACACGCAGGCAGCTGTTTGATTCAGCATCGGCTGAACACAAGGACATATTCGCCAAGGGCCTGACGCAGGAAGAACGGCGCGAATTTCCGTATGACTTCAACAATTTCGCCCATGCGGGTCAAACCCCGCCAGCGGGCAATTGGCGCACATGGCTGGTCATGGGTGGGCGCGGATTTGGCAAAACGCGCGCCGGTGCAGAATGGGTGCGCGGGATAGCTGAAAGTGACGCCCGCGCACGGATCGCTTTGGTCGGCGCGTCATTGGGCGAGGTGCGAAGTGTGATGGTGGAAGGTGAAAGCGGATTGATCGCTTGTGCGCCGCCGGATCGCCGCCCGAATTTCGAACCATCGCTCCACCGGCTGCGCTGGCCGGGGGGCGCGCAGGCGTTTCTCTATTCGGCAGCCGAACCGGAAAGTTTGCGCGGGCCGCAGCACAGCCACGCATGGTGTGACGAAATCGGCAAATGGCCATCCTCGCACCGCCGTGCAGAGAAATGCTGGGACAATTTGACGCTCGGCCTCAGGCTCGGGCCGGATCAACGGATCGTTGCCACGACCACGCCGCGCAGCACTGCGCTGATGCGGCGGATTGTTGATGGTGAAGACACGGTTGTTACCGGCGGCGCAACCGATGCCAATGCCGCCAATCTACCGCCCGCTTTCCTCATTGCGATGGAACGTGAATATGGGCAATCGCTGCTCGCCCGGCAGGAACTGGGCGGCGAATTGATCGAAGAGATTGAAGGCGCTTTGTGGAACCGCGCATTGCTGGAGCGTTGCAGGGTTCAACGCCGTGAGGATACAGCCCAAACCGAATACGCCCGCATAGTGGTTGCCGTCGATCCGCCAGCATCATCCAATGGCGATGCCTGCGGGATTGTTGTGGCAGCGTTGGGGGCCGACAATATCGCAAACGTGCTGGCTGATTGTTCGGTGGAGAAACCCTCGCCCGAACGCTGGGCACGCGCCGTCGCCAATGCGGCGGCGGAATGGCGGGCCGACCGCGTGGTGGCCGAAGCCAATCAAGGCGGCGCGATGGTCGCCAGCGTGTTGCGCGCAGCCGACATCACCTTGCCGCTGAAACTGGTTCATGCCAGCCGCGGCAAAGTGGCCCGCGCCGAACCGGTCGCTGCCCTTTATGAGGCCGGCCGGGTCAAACATTGCGGCCCATTCCCGGTGCTAGAGGATGAGATGTGCGGGCTGATGGCGGGCGGTGCTTACGAAGGCCCCGGCGCAAGCCCCGACCGCGCCGATGCGCTGGTTTGGGCGCTTACCGAATTGATGCTGGGACGCGTGAAGCGCCCAAGGATCTTGAGTTTTTGATTCCCCCCATTCTTTCGAAAGGAAATTGATGTCTTTCCTCACCACACTCGCTTCCGCCTTTAAGGGCGGGGGCGGCAGCCGTGTGCCTATTGCACGCGGATTTACCTCTCCCTGGGCCGCCGCCTTTGACGGGGGCAGCCCCCGCGCGCCCTTTGATTACGGCAATGCGATCAGGCGCAGCTTTGTCGAAAACCCTGTTGCTCAGCGCGCAGTCCGGATTGTTGCAGAAGGAGTGGGCAGCGCGCCAATTGCCAGCAGCGATAGTTCGCTATCCGCATTGGTCGGGACCACCAGCGCGGGACAATCGCTGATTGAAACTCTGGCGATGCATATTCTGCTGCATGGCAACGCTTTTGTGCAGATTATGAAGGACGGCGCAGGCAAGCCAGTTGAACTGTTCGCCCTGCGGCCCGAACGTGTTTCGATTGTTCCAAGCGATGATGGCTGGCCCGCAGCATTTGCATATCGGCTGGCGGACCGCACGCTGACGATCCCGTTGGAGGATGACGCGGGTTGGCCCAACATCATCCATCTCAAAAGCCTGCATCCGGGCGATGACCATTATGGCGCGGGCAGTCTCGCCGCGGCGGAACAAGCCGTCTCGGTGCATAATGCGGCCAGCGAATGGAACCGTTCTCTGCTGGAAAATGCGGCGCGGCCATCTGGCGCGCTGGTTTATGAAACAGGCGATTCTGGCGGGCTTACCACCGAACAGTTTGACCGGCTCAAATCCGAACTCGCGGGGGCCTATGCCGGTCAAGCCAATGCAGGCCGTCCGATGCTGCTGGAAGGCGGGCTGGACTGGAAAGCCATGTCGATGAGCCCCGCCGATATGGATTTCGCCACGCTAAAAGCCGCCGCTGCCCGCGACATTGCGCTGGCATTCGGCGTGCCACCAATGCTGCTCGGCCTGCCTGGTGACAACACTTACGCCAATTACCGCGAGGCAAACCGCGCATTGTGGCGGCTGACGTTGCTGCCGCTTTCAGACAAAATTCTGGGCGGGCTGCGGCAGGGTCTTTCGGACTGGTTCGGCGATTCTTCGCTGTCGGTCGATCTCGATCAAGTACCCGCCCTGTCGCAAGACCGTGAGCGGTTGTGGTCGCAAGTGAGCGCGGCCGATTTTCTCAGCATTGCGGAAAAGCGCCAGATGCTGGGCCTTGAACCAAAAGGAGATATGCAATGAATCATCAAGACATGCTCGCCGGACTGATTTCTCAGGCCGCTACCGAGGGCGGCGAGTTGGTAACTTTGCGCGCAATTGTCGAAGAAGCAAGCGAAATGGGCGCAGACCGTGCGATGAAACGGCTCGGCCTGAACGACACCAAAGCGCAAGATGATATCGATGAATTGCGCGAATTGCTCCGCGCTTGGCGCGATGCAAAGGCAACCGCGTCCAAGGCGGTGATCCAATGGATTGTGCGCGGTATTTTCGCCCTGCTGCTGATTGGCATAGCCGTGCGGATCGGTGTGCCGGAGATGCTGCGTTGATGCGCTTTGCCGGATATGCGGCGCTGTTCGGCAAGGCTGATGCGGCGCAAGACACGGTTGTTGCAGGGGCCTTCGCCCGATCGCTTGCCACGCGCCAAGACCCGCTTCCCTTGTTCTGGCAGCATCGGCCGGACCAACGGATCGGATGGATCGAACGGGCGGAAGAGGATAATCGCGGTCTGCGCGTCATTGCCCAGATCGATAGTCCCGAAGGCCGGGCCGCTGCACTGCTGACCAATCGCAAGGTCGACGGCCTCAGCTTCGGCTACCGCGCGCGGCGCTACTGCAAACAAAGCAAAGGCCGCGAACTTCAGGAAATCGACCTGTTCGAAATCAGCCTGGTCACCCACCCATTGCAATATGGCGCGCGGGTTCATCTGATCGCCTGATGCCGCCGAACAACCAACCAAACCCGCCGCTTTCGAGCGGCTTTTTTGTGCCCACGAAAACTCCCCCCCAAGAAAGGTGAATACCCCTATGGAAAATACCGCCCCCCAAGCCGCCAACGCCGACACCGACCAGCTAGATGCCAGCTTCGATATCGTTGCGCGCCAGGACAAGACCGAGGCCGATGTCACCGAATTGCGTTCCGATGTCGATGACGTGAAAGCCCGGCTCGACAAAGTCTCAAAGGCGGCTTCTCGCCCCGCAATCTCCGGCGCGGCGGAAAGCCCGGAAGTCAAAGGCTTCGTCGATGGCTATCTGCGCCGGGGCCGCGAGACCGAAATCAAATCGATCAACGGTCAAGCACCATCCGATGGCGGATATGCTGTCCCGCGCGAGATTGATGCAATGATCGCCCGCGAATTGACCGAAATCAGCCCGATCCGGGCAATCTCGCAAGTCGTCCAAACCGGCAGCGCGGGTTACCGCAAACTGGTTTCCACCGGCGGCACCGCCAGTGGCTGGGTCAGCGAAACTGCCGCCCGCCCCGAAACTGACACGCCGCAATTTGCTGAAATCTCCCCGCCAA